CAAAGAAGTGAAGATCGAAGATCAGGGTGGTTACGATGAGCCTACACAGGCTGACAAGGACTTAACTGCCTTTGTTGTTGACCATTGCGATCGTTGGCGTGATTACAGAGATACCAACTTCCTTCCCTATTGGCTAGAGTACGAGCGCATCTTCCGTGGCGAATGGGCAGTAGAAGACAAAACCCGTGAATCAGAGCGTAGTCGTATTGTTACCCCTGCCACCCAACAAGCAGTTGAGACTCGCCATGCTGAGATCATGGAGGCAATCTTTGGTCAAGGCGACTTCTTTGATATTGAAGACAACATCCAAGATGTCAATGGAAACCCCATAGATGTGGAGATGATTAAGCGTCAACTCACAGAAGACTTCAAGAAAGACAAAATCCGCAAAGCCATTGACCAGATTGAATTGATGGCTGAAATCTATGGCACAGGCATAGGCGAAGTTGTGGTGATGACTGAGACAGAGTATGTCCCTTCAACTCAGCCAATCCCTAACCAGATGGGGCAAGCGGCTATTGGAGTGCTGGAGAGAGAGAGAATTTCTGTCAAGATTTCTCCTGTAAATCCCAAGAACTTCTTGTTTGACCCGAATGGTGTTTCTGTAAGCGACTGTATGGGTGTGGCGATTGAGAAGTATGTCTCTATCCACAAGGTTGTTCAAGGCATTGAGGCTGGCATCTATCGCAAGGTAAACATCACCACTACTGGAGATGACTCTGACCTTGAGCCTACCCAAGAGGTAAGCCAATACCAAGATGAGAAAGTCTTGTTGCTGACCTACTACGGCTTAGTGCCACGGGAATATTTAGAGAATCTAGAAGAAAACAAAGACATTGTTGACCTTTTCCCAAATAACTCTGAGGCAGAAGAATATTCTGACTTGGTAGAAGCCATTGTGGTAATTGCTAATGATGGTCAACTGCTAAAGGCTGAAGCCAATCCCTACATGATGAAGGATCGTCCCGTCTTGACCTATCAAGATGACACAGTACCGAACCGATTGCTAGGCAGAGGCACAGTAGAAAAAGCGTTCAATATGCAAAAGGCTATTGACGCACAGACTCGCTCACATCTCGACTCCCTTGCGCTGACTACTAGCCCCATGATTGCTATGGACGCTACCCGTTTGCCAAGAGGAATGAAGTTTGAGGTAAAGCCAGGCAAGGCAATCCTTACCAATGGCGCACCTTCTGAAATTCTTTACCCCTTCAAGTTCGGTCAAACTGACCCTAACAACTTGGCTACGGCTAAAGACTTTGAACGTATGTTATTACAAGCAACGGGAACGCTTGATTCCCAAGGCATGATTAGCAATGTGGCTAGAGATGGTGGTCAAGGCGGTATGTCTATGGCAGTTGCCTCTATCATCAAGAAGTACAAACGCACTTTGGTGAACTTCCAAGAAGATTTCCTAATCCCGTTTATCAAGAAGGCGGCTTTTAGGTTCATGCAGTTTGACCCAGAGCGTTATCCCTCTGTGGACATGAACTTCATACCGACTGCTACCCTTGGAATTATTGCTAGAGAGTACGAACAACAGCAGTTTATTGGCTTGTTGCAGACTCTGGGGCCGAATACTCCTGTCTTGCCTGTCATTTTGAAGGGCATTTTGGCTAATTCAAGTCTATCTAACAGGATGGAATTAATTGCAATGCTTGAGCAGATGAGTCAACCTGACCCACAAGCGCAACAAATGCAACAAATGCAACAACAATTGGCTATGCAAGCGGCTCAAGCACAGATTGCGGTCAACACTACTCAGGCAGAACAGAATCGGGCAGAGGCAACCAAGTTGTCTGTTGAGGCTCAGTTGATGCCACAGGAAGTTCAAGCCAAGATGAGTGCGTCTTTGACTAAAAACCTACCCAATGAGGCTGATGCCAACCAAAGGGAGTTTGATAAGCGAGTCAAGATTGCTGATTTGATGCTCAAAGAGTCTGACATTAAAAACAAGGCAAAGATTGTTGAAATGCAGATGATGGACAAACAAAAGCAAAGCCAAAAAGACAATGAATTCTTAAAAAGCATTATTGGTGAGCAATGAACCTTAAAAAAGTCATTCTTTCCGATATTTCAACAGAAGCCAAGGTTTCTGCCATTGCTATTCTTCTTGATAAAGAGTTACCCAAGTTAACAGAAAAAGTTGATACTGTTAAAAAACTCAAAGGCGAACAGGGAGATCGGGGTTCACAAGGCGAAAAAGGTAATTCTGGGCGTGATGGTAAAGATGGCAAAGATGGGCGTGATGGAAAAGACGGGTCAACTGGTAAAGAAGGAAAAGTTGGTAAAGATGGTGTTTCTGTAACGGATGCCAAGATTGACTTTGATGGTTCTTTGGTTATTAGTCTGTCATCAGGGAAAGAGTTAAATGTTGGCGAGGTAGTTGCCCCTGACATTGCTGAAAAGATCAAAGTTATCAGCACCATGTCCACCAATGGGGCGGTGGCTATCCTAGACGAAGGCACAAGCATCACAAGTGGCGTCAAAAAGATAAATTTTGTTGGTTCAGGTGTTACGGCAACGACATCAGGGGATGATGTAACAGTCACAGTAGCGGGGGGCGGCGGTTCTGGCACAGTCACAAGCGTTGCCGCTACCGCAGGGACTGGGATAAGTATCACAGGAAGCCCGATCACTACATCGGGTACGCTAAATATCACCAATACTGCGCCTGACCAGACAGTTGCGTTGACCCAAGGGGGTACAACAACCATTACGGGTACATACCCTAACTTCGCCATTTCTTCTGCCGATCAGTTTCAAGGAACAGTTACCTCTGTCGGTAGCACAGGTACAGTAAACGGCTTGACTTTAACAGGCACAGTCACTTCCTCTGGCAACCTTACTTTAGGTGGCACATTAGACCTATCTAGCCCTCCTATTATTGGTGGAACAGCGCCCAATACGGGCAATTTTTCTACTGTAAATTTAAGCGCAGGAACTACGACAGTTGCGCCACTAGATTTTGCAACAGGCACAAATTTGACAACTCCTGCGGCTGGCGCATGGGAATATGATGGCAAAGTTTTTTACGCCACTCCAATAGCAAGCAATCGTGCGGTTTCTGTTATTGAACATTTTGTTGCTCGAACAGGCACAAAGACAATGACCAGCAATACATCATTGCAAGCAATATTTGATAATACTACGGGTACTGGAGGTTTAACAAGTGGTGCATTAACAGTTGGCGCATCAACCTCTTATTTCTTTGAAATGTCCATTAACGTAAGCGCAATGAGTGCGACATCGGGAAACATGGGTTTTTCTATTGTTGGGGCGGGAACGGCTACGTTTACATCTGCGGCATGGCACGCTTTTGGACTTGATTCAACCAATCAACAAACTGCGGCGGCGGGGGGTACATCTTGGCGAGCAACGGTTGGTGCGACTGGAAACATTGTTACTGCGGCAACAGGAACTGCGGCATCTGCAATAGTAAAAGGTATTTTTAGAATCAACGGTGCTGGCACAATCATTCCAAGTATTCAGTTAACAACGGCTAGTGCCGCAGTCATTGGCGTAAATACTTGGTTTAAGTGCTACCCAGTAGGAACAGATACAGTAATCTCAGTAGGAAACTGGGCGTAAAATCATAGAAGGAACACCATAAAGGAAAAATATGGCAACGACAGTAACCCTAAAACCTAATGCGATTGACCTCTCTGGCTCGACTTCAGGGACAACTACATTGCAAGCAACTGCGGTGGCTGGTACTACTACCATCACCCTTCCAGCGGCAACTGATACCCTAGTTGGTAAGGCAACGACAGATACCCTGACAAACAAGACCCTAACAAGTCCAACTTTGACTACCCCTGCGCTGGGAACTCCAGCATCAGGTTTGATGACCAATGTCACAGGTTTACCTCTGACTACGGGTGTAACAGGAACATTGCCTGTTGGTAATGGTGGTACTGGTTCTGCTACTTTGGCTGGTGCAAACATTGCTGTAATAAATGTAGCAAACACATTTACAGGCTTACAGACCTTTAATGGCACATCTTCAAATGCAAGCCATAAAGCAACAAATATGTTGGAAGTTGCAACTATCTCTGCAACTGCGGCAACAGGCACTATCAATTACGATGTAACAACCCAATCGGTTCTGTACTACACCACTAACGCTAGTGGCAACTTTACAGTTAACTTCCGAGGTTCTAGCGGTACATCACTCAATACAGTTATGTCCACAGGCGAGTCATTGTCTGCTACCTTCTTGGTAACAAACGGCTCTACTGCCTACTACAACTCTGTGGTTCAAGTAGATGGTTCTACTGTCACTCCTAAGTGGCAAGGTGGTTCTGCACCTACTTCTGGCAATGCAAGTTCTGTGGATAGTTACACCTACGTAGTGGTTAAAACAGGAAGTGCCGCTTTCACAGTTTTAGCCTCACAAACAAAGTTCGCATAATATGCCTCGTTTATCCAAAATAGGAGCCGCCGCACTAGCCGCCTTTGGGTGGACAGGACTGCAATCGGTTACTGCTAGTTACCTTGTGGTTGCTGGTGGGGGTGGCGGTGCAGGAGAATTGTCTTCAAATGCAGGTGGCGGTGGTGGCGGTGCTGGTGGTTATAGAACAGGCACAGCATCTTTAAACCCAACTCTCTCATATACAGTAACAGTCGGTGCGGGTGGTAGTGGAGGGGCAGCAGGAGAAAATAATGGTTCTTCTGGCTCTGATTCAGTATTCAACTCTGTAACTTCTACTGGTGGAGGTTATGGTGCAAAAAGATATACAGCAGGTGGCAATGGAGGTTCAGGTGGTGGTGGAGGTTTAGGTACTGGTAGTGCTGGTGGTTCTGGAAACACACCAAGCACTTCACCATCACAAGGAAACAATGGCGGAAATGGATTAGGTCAATCTACTGGAGGCGGTGGCGGTGGTGCTAGTGCATCAGGTTCAAATGCACCCGCTAACCAAACTGGCGGTAACGGAGGCGCGGGAACTGCCAATAGCATCTCAGGCTCAAGCGTTACCTATGCGGGTGGCGGTGGTGCGGGTGGAACGACTATTGGTACTGGCGGTGCTGGTGGTGGCGGTAATGGTGGAAACAATAGCAATGGCGTTGCTGGTACTGCTAACTTAGGTGGCGGTGGTGGCGGTGCTTATGACCAAAGTGGTAGCGGTCG